TCTGTGAATTTTGGCATGAAATCATGTTTAAAAAACTGTCTGCCATTCCACTTTTGACCGTAATCATTCCAAAAGTCATTATCGGAATACGGTGTATTTTCATTACCAAACTCATCATCATAAGTATGATAGTATTCTGAACCTGATATTATATCAACACCAGAATCTCCAGTAAAATTACTAGCAGTTTCATTAAAGTTTTTATCACAAAACACTTTAACTTTTTCTTTTAACTCTTTTGAGTTTAATCTACCTAATTGAGATAAAGGGACATTTCTGAAAATAGTATTATGTATTTTGAAATCTGGTTCATATCTTTCCTCAGAATCGGTATACTCTCTCCAGTAAACTAAATGTATTGTGCTATCTTTACTCATTATTTACAGTCCTCGTTTTTATATTCTTCTGGTTGTAATGCACATTTGTAGTTCTTGTCTGCCTTCATTCTCATATCAGCAGCAATACCGTCTAGTATATTAGGCATATTGTTAAATACAACTTGAATAATCTCTAAAGACATTGTGTGTAATAGTTTTTGAGTCTCGGCATTCATAATTGCACCTTCATCTAAATCAGTACCTTTGATAGTTTCAGTAAGTATATGACCGATAACAGCTGTGTTGTAGTCGTTAGCTGAGGCAGTTTCGACCCATAAGAATAATCCCCATATCCATACGCAAATTATAACTAATACTTTTTTCATTATATATTCTCCTTTGCAATTTCTTTATCAATTAGATTTTCACTTATCACTTCAAACAAAGTTTTACCCTTTGAGAAAAGTTTTGTTTTTGCAATTACAATTCTTCTCTCTAATCTAGCAAGACTTTGCATTTGTTCTTTTGTTATTGTGTTTTTTTTCATAATATAGATATATTATATCAGAGTTTAACACAAATTGCAAGCATTATTCCAATAAAAATGGATTAAAAAAAGGTAGTAAATTCAAGGGTTTATGGGGATATTTAGAATGATTCTAATGTGTTTTAGTATGTGAAATAGTATAGAGACACCTAGGGCTTTAAAATCAGTAAGTTTTGTTCTACTTTTGTTCTTCTTTGTGCCAATTACTCAATCTGCCTCGTAAGTAGTGTTTAGCAGGATCATATCTATGAGATACATTATCATACCACCACTTTGAAGCAAAGTAGAGCATAGTTTTAAACTGTGCCATCTTATCGCCCTAAGTGTTGAAGTTTGAGATATCAAATCAAATTTCGGATTAAGTTTTACCAAAAAGGTATTACTNATTCCTATTTAGACAAATTATTTTTTTGAGAGNTTTTTGAGCGATTCNNTTAGAATNTTAGANCCGCCGATACGAACATTTATAATGCCGTTGTAGTATTCATCAGTTTCTAAAACTTTTCGTTCAAACTGTTCTTGTGCTTCTAAGTAACTTGCAACACCTCGACTAGGGCAATAATATAATATTTCTCTAGTGAATTTATCTTCGCCAAGTGTCTTTATATCAGAAATCAGGTTTTCAGACGATCCCCAATAGGTCTTCCAGTCACTTTCTTTAGTACCTCGTCTTTTGTTCTTTCGACCTTTGAGTGGTTTCTTTGTAGTCTTGAATTTTGCTAACTTCTTACCTACATACTTTTTACTGTCAGTAAGATTAGTTATCAGATATACAAAGGCTTCACAGTCTTGAGGTAGTTCTTCTACAATCTCACCTTCGTATGACCAGTACCAACTATATTGTCTAGTCCCAGTTTTCATCAATGTCGGTTACTGCTTCTTCATGTTCTTCGTGTTCTTCACCACAAAATGGGCAAAATTGTTCTATATAATCTTCCGGCAAGTCATGTTTTACTATGTATGTTGCCGAGCAGTTATCACACACAGTTTTTAAGTTAGGGTTACTCATAATTTAAATCCTTTAAATGTTTCTTTTTCAACATCTTGTTTAATACCACCAACAATATAACTTTCTATTTCAGTCTCTTGTGGTGCGTTTTGAAGGCCTCTACTATTTAACCAATGTTGAGTCCATGGTAGAGGGTTATTATTAGTTGGTTGGTCATAAACTTTATTTAGACCGATTGCTGCCATTCTTTTATTTGCCATAAATTCTACATACTGATTTAATAATGTATCATTTAGACCAATCATAGAGCCTTGATTGAACAAATACTTTGCCCATTCTTTTTCTTGTTGAACAGCTGTATCGTACATATCATAAACTTGCTGTTCACATTCTTTCATAATTTTAAGCATTTCTTTGTCGTTTTCTTTTTTACGATAGTTATTTAAAATGTTTTGTGATACTGCAAGATGTAAGTTTTCGTCTCTAGCAATTAGAGATATAATCTTAGCACTACCTTCCATAAGTTTCAACTCACCAAATGCAAACGAGCAAGCAAACGAAACATAGAATCTAATACCTTCAAGTATATTTACATTTACTAGTGTTAGATATAACAGTTTCTTTAATTCATATTTGTCACCTTTACCAAATAAATGATATTGATGAGCATATGTAATAAACTTATCGTAGGCGTCTGTAACTGTTTTAGCTCTTGCCATAATCTCTGGTGTGTCAATAATTGTATCTAAGACAGCAGTAGGATCAGAATAAATATTTTTCATTATATAAGTGTATGAACGACTATGTATTGTCTCACTAAAGTCCCATGCAACTAACATAGATTCTAATTCAGGTAAACTACAAAATGGTAAAAACGCAAGACATGGTCCACGACCTTGTACACTATCTAATAGCGTTTGATACTTTAGATTAGATGTAAAGATATGTTTCTGTTCAGCTGATAATTGTTGAAAATCGTTTCTATCTTTTTGTAAAGATATTTCTTCTGGTCGCCAAAAGAAACCTAATTGTTGTTGATTTAATTTTTCAAAAATAGGATATTTCTGTTGGTCAAATCTTTGTACATTTGGTTCTTCTCCGAAAAACATGGGTTGTTTTAACCAGTCTACTTTTTTTATGTTAAATGTTTTAGACATTATATCGCACACGCCTCACAATATTCTTGATAATCTTCATCTGTTTTAAATTCCTCTCTAGTTTTAGTATCTTCTTTAACATCATCATGCCATCCAACAGGATGTACAGGCTCATCTACATCTGATTTTGCGTCATATGTATTTTGATAGTAAGATGTTTTCCATCCTAACTTATATGTAGTTAGTAAATCATTTGCCATAACAGACGTAGGTACTTCTCCGTCTTTATAGTTTTCTGGATTGTAACTCCAGTTACCACTTATTGCCTGGTCAAAATATTTCTGCATAATAGAAATAGTATTAATATAACCTTCATTACTTTTCATGTCCCATAACAATGTATAGAAATTCTTTAATCTATTGTAATCAGGAACTATTTGTTTGAGTGTTCCTTTTTTACTTTTTTTAATCGAAAGAAAATCACGAGGCGGTTCAACGCCGTTCGTAGCATTAGATACAACCGAGCTACTTTCAGACGGCATCTGAGCAGAAAGGGTACTGTGTCGGAGTCCGTGTTCTTTAATATCATTTCGTAAAGTAGTCCAATCATAACTTAACTTTCTTTTGACTAAATCGTCAACATCTTTCTTATATGAATCTATTGGTAGAATACCATCACTATATTTAGTTCTTTCAAAATACTCACAAGCACCTCTTTCTTTAGCCAAAGTATTACTTGCCTTCAATAGATAGTATTGAAATGCTTCTGTAACTTCATCAACTAGTTTCCATGCTTGTTTATCATCATACTTAACTTTATTCTTTGCAAGAAAATGAGCAAGACCTATATAACCAATACCTAAACTTCTTCTTGCTTCAGTAGACTTCTGAGCAGCCTTCACAGGATATTCTTGATAGTCTATTATTTCTTCTAATGCCCTTACAGATAAATCACACAATTCTTCTAATTCTTCTTTTTCTTTTATTAATCCTAAGTTGATAGCAGATAAAATACATAGAGCAATTTCACCTTCTTCATCATCAATATGATTGATTGGTTTAGTAGGTAATGTAATCTCTTGACATAGGTTAGACATATAAACTTTATCTTTAAAACTAGAATGAGTATTACAATGGTCTATGTTCATAATATAGATACGACCTGTCTCTGCTCTTTCTTTTAATAAATCCATAAACAAAGTTTGTGCTCTAATTTTTGTTTTACTTACAGATGTTTTTCTTTCATACTTCTCATACATTTCATCAAACTCTGGCATACCAAATGCCTCATACAATCCAGGAACTTCATGTGGTGAGAATAAAGTTATTTCTTCATCTCTAATAAATCTTTCATAAAATAGTTTAGATATCTGTATAGAGTAATCTAATTTTCTAACTCTATTATCTTCACTACCTTTATTGTTTTTTAAAACAAGTATATCTTCTATTTCTTGGTGCCAGATTGGGAAGTGGACTGTTGCTGAACCTCCTCTAACTCCATTTTGTGTACAACACCTAACCGTTGCTTCAAATTTTTTAAGGAAAGGAATGACACCAGTATGTTGTATCTCACCTCCACGAATCTTTGAATTGATTCCCCTAATTCTTCCTGCATTGATACCGATGCCTGCTCTTTGGGCGACATAGCGACCAATAGCCATATCGGAACTAAAGATACTAGGAAGAGTGTCATCGCTATCAACCAATACACAACTCGCAAACTGCCTAAGAGGAGTACGAACACCAGCCATAACAGGCGTGGGAATATTAATTTTAAATCTACTGATAGCGTCATAGTATTTCTTGACATATTGTAATCTACTTTCTTTTGGATACTTTGCGAATAATGTAGCAGAAATCATCATATACATAAACTGTGGTGTTTCAAAAACCTCACCTGTACTTCTGTCTTGTACTAAGTATTTATCAATAACTTGTCTTAGTCCTGCATAGGTAAAACTGTAATCTCTTTCATGGTCAACCCACATACCCATTCTATCAATTTCTGATTCAGTATAATTTTCTAGTATACCTTTATCATATAATCCCAAATCAATAAGTTTTTTAATATGGTCTATGAACTTTGGGTGTTCCCATAATCTATGAAATAAATTTTTACGAAGTGAAAATAATAGTAATCTAGCCGCAACAAATTGATAATTAGGACTATCTAAACTTATCAAATCATTTGCTGACTTAATTAAGATTTGTTGTATATCATCTGTTGATATGCCATCAAAGAATTGTAACCCACTATTCATCTCAACATGAGAAGCACTAACACCTGTAATGCCCTCTGTTGCAAATCCAACCATTGAATGAATCTTATCAATATTCAAGGACTCTTTGCCCCTACCGTTTCTCTTTGTTACGTTTAGTTCTTCCTTAGGGGTCATATGTTAAATCCTTTTCCAATTGTTTATATGTTGTAATGCTGTAAGTCCGCCGTGTGTGTTATTACTTATAAGAGTTTGTATCTCTGTTGATGTCTTTCCTGAAATAATTATATCATTAATATCTTTGTATTTTAATGTCTTTGGCCATACAACTAAATTAAAATTTTTATCAACAGCATTTATCATACGATTCACAATCTCTTTATTGCGTGGTTCATTATCAAATATCATTGTACATTGTTCATGATTAATTTTTATATCTGCATCAGCGCCTGCAAGTGCAATAGCATTATCTAAAAATAAACTATCAATAGGT